TATCGCCATTACTGTTAATTCGATAAGATATGTTGGATGTGAGTATAATGCTGGTACACCTCAGTTTGTTGTCCGTACTATGAATAATTTTAATGGACAGGAAGATTTCTTAATTGCCACCATTGTAAATGAAGGAGGTACTTTGCATATTGTTAATAACCCTCAAAATGCAGGAAATACGGCATTCAAGGTTTCACATAGATTATACGAGACAGAACCATATAAGAGGGCTGAAAGACTTGGAGGATTAGGACTTGGGGAGAAAGGTACAAGAAATATAACTTTATCCGCTGGAGAATTATATGACGCTTTAAATGAATTCATCATAACCGAGAAGGACACTTCGATTGCAAGTACATTTGCATCTTATTATGGAACAACACAACAGGCCGCCGCCGCAACCCAATGGGATAACGACAACTATAACAATGCAGGTACACTAACATCATTAACTGTCGGCAGATATGCCAATGTATGGTTTTATGTTGAAGCTGATGACAGTTTAGTTATGGTATATGGAACAGCGCAATATACAAGCTCTGCATTAGCTGAAAATGAAGCGCCACCGCCATTGATTCCATTACGATTAGAGGCTCATGGTCGTTTAATTGGTAGAATTCTATTTATAAAAGGAGGCGCAACAGCAATTTTGATTGAAAATGCGTTTGATACTATATTTTCGCCAACATTGGCGGCTTTCCACGGCAATCAAGCTGGTTTGGGCAATGATGACCATTTACAATATGCCTTGTTGATAGGACGGGTTGGTGGACAGGTAATAAATGGTGGGACAAGTGCAAGTGATAATTTAAAACTAGTATCTAATACGAATGGAACAAAAGGAAAAATAGAATTAGGGTCTGTGGCTGCAAGTGCATATGATGAGGTTAATGATAGGCTTGGATTAGGCACGAACGCACCTGTTAGTAAATTGGATGTAAGAGGTCAGGCAGAGATTTCAGAAATAAGGTATAATGCAAAGATAACACCTGCATCTCTAGGAACAAATCAAAATGATTATGCACCAACAGGACTACAAACAAATGGTGTTTTAGAACTGACAGCCTCCACCAACGTGGACATTACCGGATTGGATAGTACTAACATGAAGGATTTAGAACAACGTATTATTTTTAACGCTGGTTCAAGTCCAATTAAATTGAAAGTTGAAAATGTTGGCAGTTTAGCGGCTAACAGATTCGCAATAGTTACTGACTTCACTATTTCGCCAAATATGTTTGTAACATTAATGTATTCAACGACCTTAAGCAGATGGGTTAAACAAGTTTAAATTATGCAGACAGAAGCATTCTATAATCCCGATTTTGACATTATCTTTCAAAAGTTAACACCAATATTTTTGAGAGAGTCCGATATTGACATAAATACTCAAAGAGGTGATTTCAATACAGGGGATACAGCGGATCAGGATATTGATTTTATCTTAATCGGTAAAAAAGGGCAGTTCTTTTGGGAGCCGTTACTTGGTTATGATACTGAGAGGTTGCAAAATACAAGGGTTGATAAGGTTGCGGAGAATGCTAAGCTTGTAGCAGAGTTAAGGAAAGACGGGTTTAATGATTTCAGTAATTTATTGATAGGACATACAACAGATCCTGACTTTGTGCTATCTATTAGCCCACAAGATAGGGCACTTTTGCCAGCGGACTCTTTAGTGATAAATATTGATGCAAAACGTGTATAATGGGAATCAAAATAAACATAAGAGGAGTAACTCAATCGCTGTCAGGATTCATAAGCGTTTTGGCATCTGGAATAAATGTAACGAAGGACGATTTTAGTACTTTTGTGAATCAAAACAAATTTGAGTTAAAATTTAACTCCCAAAGCATTTATCTTTCGGAATATTTGAACCAGGTGTTTGATTCGACATTAAAAAGGATATATATTATTAATGATGCAACTCTTTTTGAGAACTATTTTTATAGAACCTCAGAAAGCCTTGCACCAGATGAGCAATTGTATATTTATAGGACATCTGAAACGATCACATCAGACGAACAGGTATGGCTTGATAAAGGAGGCATCCCGCTTGGTGTTAATTTCCAGGTTGCTGTACCAGTGGCCTTGGTAAGCCTAGTAACAAACGATGTATTCTTAGCAAGTGTAAAGAAATATAAACTACCAGATAAAGAATTTGAAGTAATAACTTATTAAATCATGGATAAATTTATTAAAACAGATACGGGCGGCTTGCCATTAAGATTAGATGATCTTATTTGGGAACAAGGCGAATTGGATGCAAGTAATTTCGGTATCTATCAGGCATTACAAGCTGATTTATTGGCTTATGGTACTGATTATATAGTAGAGGGCTGTACTTATGGTGCTCCTAACATAACCGCTGGCTGGATAATGTTAGCTAGTGAGCTATTAAGGGTTGATGCACATGCCGGAACTGATAATTATTTTGCAAAAGTAAGCACTTTCGATGCCAGGGGGGATAAAACGTTTAAGGATGCTAGTTCTCAGAGTACTTACCAGGTAAATAGGGGTGTTTTGAACGCTGCCAGTGGTTCGTTAAACATCACAACTGCTTTACGATTAGAAGACAAGGTCATTCAGTTATTGGCTACGTCTACGGAGGAATTTGCGGTTGCTAATATACCTAATTTGCCAGCCAGTAAAACAACTAGTGGTACGTTTGCGGCTGCACGTATTCCACAGGCAACCGAGGGGGCGGTTGGGGGCGGTGAGCTTGTCACTCAGGCCGAAATGAATACCGGAACAGACGATACCAGGATAGTTACTGCCTTAAAAGCACGTACTACAACTTGGAGTGCAGGGCAAATACCTTCGCTTGCTGCAAGTATAATCACATCAGGTACGTTTGCGGCTGCTAGAATACCTCAAGCCACAACCACAGCGGTGGGCGGGGCTGAATTTGCAACTCAAACAGAAGTCAATACCGGAACAGATGCCACAAGATTTATTGCTCCTTCTACATTAAGGGGAACTGTATTTGTGACAGGACAAATCCCACAAGCGACTGAGGGCGCAAAAGGGGGGGCTGAAATTGCAACTATAGCAGAGACATCGACCGGAACAGATGATACCCGAATGATAACGCCTTTAAAATTAAATGATTATAAGCCTCAAGCGTGGGCTACTGCGACCCTTGGCGCTGCTTGGACTGCAATATTATCTCAAACATTAAGATACCGAAAGATAAACAGTACAACAATACAGGTAATATGTTGGATTGCAAAAGATGCAACATTAACCGAGTTAATAACCACTCTTCCTGCTGGATTTAGGCCAAGTAATGATACTTGGTTTCCAGTTAGCTCTAGTTATGATGCAGGATCTGGTGTTAATTTTGATAGTGCGTGTGTATTAAAACCGGACGGGAAAATAGAATTTAATGTAGCTTCAACGATAGTATTCAATGTTGTGATAAATGCAATGATTCCTTTAAATCTATAAAAAATGTTAATAAAGTTAAAATGTATTATATTTTAGTTGTATATTTACACAAACTAAAATATGAAATCATGAAAAAATTATTTTTTATTCTAACTTCGCTCATTGTATTACAGAGTGTTAACGGACAAATAAAAGTCCGCGGATTTGTTGAGGCAGGGTATTTAAATGAAACATATGCGTTAAATAATGAAGGGTATGTGTCTTATTATCAATCTGGAAATGCTTTATATTCAGATATTACATTGGATTTTTCGCTAAAAAACGTACATTTAGAAACACAATTATTTAATGTATTCGATTATCAAGATGGCAAAGCTTTTAGTGTTGCAGAAATAGAATACAAAACAAGATTATTTTACAAATGGAAGTTTTTGGCAATAGGTTACGAACATTCATGCTTACACCCTATAATTAATCAACATAATGAGTTGCCTCAAATAACAAGGCGCGGAAGTCACGACAAAATATTTTTACGATTTACATTTAATAATGCTAACTAAAAAAGAAATAAATTCAATCATTGAGGCAATAAGATCTGGATTAATAAGTATTGATTCGTTGCCCCGTGAGATTTATTTGGATATTTTTGAGCAATTAGAAAATAGCTTGGCAAGGGGAATGAATCTACCGACCATTAGAGAGACGGCTCCTAAAAGAATGCTCGGTACTTATTTACAATTATCTGGTAATCTTAGAAGGTTCGCGGCGGCTAAGACATACCAGCTTATTAAAGCGGTTTCAGGTCAAAAAACAACGGCTGAAATGGCCAATAAGTTTAAGCTCTACAATAAAACATGGCAAAAAGTAGAAAACGACCTTGTAGTTAAGCAGTCCATGACTGTTAATGATTGGTATGTGTATGATGATCAAAAAGATGTAATGCCTTATTTACGGTATGTCACTGCATTAGATGAGAGGGTAAGACATGCCCACGCTGCTTTGCATGGCACGATTAAAAAGGTTGAAAGCTCATTTTGGGATGAATTTATGCCACCAAATGGGTATAATTGCCGATGTACTGTAGAACAATTAGACATAGCAAAAGAAAGCACCGTTTCTACACAAGAAATGTCAACCCATCGAAAAGAAATTGACTTGCAATTCAGGAATAATCCGGCTAAATCTGGTTTTATCTTCAAAGAGAAGGGTAAAGACATTCATTCTTATTTTAAGATACCAAAGGAGTATAAGAAATCTGTTTATGATTTGATATGACACTAAAAAGAATATCCGGCAAATTCAATATAGGCTCAAAGGCAGACTTCATGAAAGTGGCCAGGGTTGTTCCTATTAAATTAGCTGTTAATACCGAAAAACATTTCAGAAGGGGGTTTGAGAAAGGTGGAAACAAAGGTGGAGGTCAAACAGACACAAGTAAAGGCGGATGGGCTAAAAGAGCTGTAGATACTAATCCAGGAAAATACAGTAAAAAGCAAAGAGCTCAAAGTCAAGGCAGGGGTATATTAACTGGATTAGGTGGAGGCACATTAAAACGTGATGTAAAACAAAGAATAGCTATCTTTAGCCGAATAGAAATAAGTACATCAAATATTACGATTGACTATGCAGATGTTCATAACTCAGGCCTAAGAAGTGGCCGGGGAAAAGGTTTTACAATGCCAAAGCGTGAATTTATAGGTAAATCAACTGAATTGGAAAGACAAAATGCAAGGATAATTAGCGATGAATTAAAAGATTTATTGATATGACACACATTTCAGAATACACAGACAAAAGCACTTTATTGATCATATTCGAAGCAATTCAGGCAAGAATAGCAGATAAAGTGCCTGAGATTAGCGAGGTTGTAGTATTCTCAAACCAAGAAGGTAACGAGGATGTTCAGCGCCCCTTTACTTATCCTTATATTTCTGTTCAAATGATCATTAATTGGTACAGTAATGAAACTGTTGGAACAAATACCGAGAACCCGGCTGT